CATCAACTTGACCAGTTCCACACAGTCTTCTATTTCTATAGTCAGGAATATTAAAACTGGATCCAGACCCACCATACGTATATTGAATTACATCAAATAACATAAAATATTGAGTAGTGTCTAAACTTTGACCTTCACATTTAATAAATCCTGGATATCTAGAGCTCAAATCTCCGTCCAAATCACCGTATCCAACTACTGTATTTTCTTTAAGGATAGGTATCACAGTGCCAATAGGATAACCATCAAATTTTGCTATTTTCTTACTATACCAAACACCTAAATTATCTGGTGGTAGAGGTGCTGAGGCATAAGTTGTCGCTGTCCAAGTAAAAGGATTGTTCAAAGATCCTGTGCCCACTGTAACTACCGTAGACGCCCCCGTATTAAGATTTACTGATGTTAATAGTGTCAATGAGAATGACGTATTCACATTAGGATCAAAAGTTCTAGGACCAACAACAGGAGTATCAGAATCAATAGAGATTAAACATCCGTTTGTAGCACTAATAGTAATCGGTATATTGATGTCACTTATTGTAACTTGAGAACTACTCACATATGTGCTTGGAACTTGATTAGTTATATCAAGTGGAGGAGTAAATATTGCATCACCATCTGGTCCACTACCAGTTATAACAGTCCATGTAGATATAGTACGTTCTCCTACTTTAATCTGTAAAGTTTTAGGAGTATTAAATGCAGTACTAGATTGTAAATAAATTGTTAACTTATCACCATTTTGCACAGATGTTGGAAATACACCAATAGATCCTGCATTAACTTTCACACGAACTAAACTAGAATTCGTAGAAACTACCTCAACAGGAACAGATAAACCAGCTGTCAATCCAGTAATACCAGCAGGTGGTTGCGTATCCGATCCAACTAACACATTGGTTAACTGACCAGTTTTATCTTGGAATGAAAAATTACCAGGTGTATCATCATCAGCAACACCAGTAGTAACTGTCCAGGTTGATCCGTTTGCAGTATCAGCAATAGACAAATCTGTAAATACAGGTGTTAGGTTAGCATTAGAACTTGGAATTCTTAATTGTAGGTAATCTCCATTAGATACAGTTCCACTAGTGGACCAAGCAGCACCAAGTAATACATCAAACCCATTAACATTAGTGCTAGTATTACCAGATACAGATAAAGCATATTCACCTGTGCCACTAACACTAATAGGACCGTCTTCACTCATTCCTTGTACTGTTAGAACTTCACTATAGATCATAGTATCTGGTTCTACCGGATTTAAATCAGTAAAATTTGGAAATGGTGTGGCAAAATTACCTGGGACAGCTTCATTTTGCACATCCCATGATTCAGTTGCTGTTCCAATCTCCAGAACAACTTTCATAATTTGAGTGTAAAAAGTAGAAGTTCTTCCTCTTACCTGTATCCTTGCGCCGTTCTCAACTGTTACAGCAGTAGTATTATCAATCCAACCAGTATCCCAACTTCCATTACCATCGTAATCAATACGCATCGCAACATAATCAGTAACAGGAGCTCCTCCAGGTATAGGAACATTAGATGAAATACCTACAGCTGCCTGTGTAGTTGGTGTTAATCCACTAACAACAACAATTGATTCTCCTGGTCTACTACCATCAGCAAATGTATACAAAGTATCAACTTCAGCACCCTCAAATCCCTCCATGGGATATGGATCTGGAGTGAAATCCTCCTTGATCGTAATAATCAACCAATATTGAAGTAAGTCACCAATTTGAAGAGTGACTGTTTGGGTTGTATCCCAAGAAGAAGGTGCCTTAAATTTAAACTGAACGTAATCGCCTTCGGACACGTAAAGTGGTTCATCATTTGGTGCAAATGAAAATGTCATTCCTCTTACATTGTATCCCAGTATTAGTATTTATCTATGATGTTATAGTTGACGAACATCTTTATAATCATTCTCTTGATTTGTGTCAACTTTAATAGGATAATTTGCTTTAATTTCAATATCAACATCAATATCATCAATCAAAATCAACTCAGACAAAATATCTCCTTCTGGACTGAAAACTGGTTCTTGAGCCTTAAGTAATTCGTCCGAATCTGGAATATTTAAATTGTCTGGTGTCTGATCAATATTTACTGTGGTAAGTTTGACATCATTAGCAGTGCCGCCTTCACCAACAACATCAATAGAAAAACTAATTTGAGAAGGACCAAAATTACTCCAAGGAACAGTTATGGGAACAGTTCCATTTGCCTTAGTTTGTGAATCAGGATCTCCCAATTCAGCACCAGTAGCAGGTGTTCTATTAATAGAAGTTCCTGTTGTTGTTGTACCATTCAAATAAGTATATGTTGGAGTAATACTTATACTAGTGTTAGCATATTGAGTATTGTATTGAATGTTAAAATTATTTCCATAATCTACTTCGTTTGGAACTGTCAAAGATGCGGTTGGAATTTGTTTTACATTAATGGTGATACATGTTACAGGCGATTGTCCAGCAACTCCATCTAAAAAAGCACAATATGTTGTAGTATCTGTCGGACAAACTTGTGATGAACTAGTCAAATTTCCATTAGTTATAGTTCCAGTAGTCCACGTAATAGTGGAAGCATCTCCAGTATAACCCCAACTGATATTGGCACATGTTCCAACAATAATAGTAGTTTTATTAGCACTTATCTGAAGTGTTGGTGGAATTAAAACATTAACTGTAACTTGTCGTGTTGTACTTCCTGCAGGACCAGTTGCTGTTAGAAGATATGTAGTATTTGATTGTGGAAATACAACAGCACTACTGACAAAATTACTGAACGTAGTAGCGTTTGATAAAACTCCTGGAGCAATATTAAGAGTATTAAGATCACCAAACGCAACCCAGTCTAACGTGACGGACTGCCCCTGAATAATTGTAACGATATTTGTTGTATTATTTACAGTAAAATTAGCACTAGGAGGAAGATATACAATATGACCCTCAATATATCTCTCACCAGCAGCACTAAGACTCAATACAATTTCAATACCAGCATTAGCACAACGTGTCAAGAAATAATTATATGATGCCTGAACTGTAGAGAGTCTCATCGAACCGGAAATATCAATCCAGATAGAAACAATTGTTCCATATGGCAAAGAACCAAAATTACAAATCGCAAACCAATCAGATCTATTACCAGCATTTCCTTCATCGCGATTAACACGAATTGGTCCAATTGCGTTAGGATCTGCTGGATATGCTGTAGGCACATCAATACCACCTTGCCCTGATGCTTGTGGATCTAGGATATAGAAAGTTCTGTATGGGAATGCTGTTCTAAATCCTCTACGATTATTTACAGCGCCACCAATAATAGCACTACCTGCCCACACATTATTTAAATTTGATTGATTATTATAATAACTATTATTTGTTTCATCAATGACAGATACACAAGTAACTAACTTCGCAAAATCTACTGCTGTAATATTACTTGATTTAACATTAAATTCTTCATCAATACTTACAGGATCACTATTTGGTTTTATGAGATATACACCAGATTCAGTAGGCAAAGAGTTTCCACCAACCGAACTTCCCTGAACATAAGGAGGAGTGCCAATTTGTCTGATATCATACCATTCATTTTGTTGATTGAGATCAATTTGAATAGGGTAATCACTTTTAACTTCTACTTTAATGTCAACATCATCAATTAAAAGCAAATCAGTTAAAACTTCTACATCAGGGGGAGTATAAATGGGTTGTTGATCTTTTATTAAATCTACACTCTCGGGAATGTTTAAATTATCAGGAGTATCATCAATAATGATCGGTATAGTAATTACTTCTTCTTGGAACGTTCCCAGTTTACCAGTTGCTCTAACTACGTATGTAACACTCAATGGTCCTCGATCATCGTACGGTATTGTCGTAGTGTAAATATCCGTATTTTCTATGCCAGTAGATTCGGCACTATCATTAACAGATAAATTAGCAGCAGATGCTGTAGTAGATCCAACAAAATCATACGTGTAAGTTGGTGTTATTGTGACAGACTCAGTAGCATATCTTGTAGTAACTTCGATATTGCCTTGTTGACCATATAAAATATTTGTTGGATAATCAACTTCTACTGTTGGAAAATAATAAACAACAACAGAAACTGAAGATACATCTGAAGTTCCGCCAAGTCCCGATACATATGCGGCATATGATGTAGTGGTTGTAGGACTGACATTACTATTACTACTAAGATTTGAATTAGTTATTCCACCAGAAACCCATACAATATTATCAGCATCTCCAGTTGTAACCCAAGAAAGATTAGCCACACTACCAAGCATCATTTCGATCTTATTGGTAGAAATAATAATAACAGGAGGAATGTAAACTACGATGGATACAGTAGCAGTATCAGTCAATCCACCATAACCAGTAACAGTTAATGTATATGTTCTATCGTCTGGGGGATAAACATCAATAGAACCATTGGGAACATTAACTGCATTAACGCCATTATTAATGCTACCAAAAAGAGAATTTGTAGATGTCCACGTTAATGTAGCTTTTTCTCCAGCAATGATAGGCGAAGGGTTAATAGTAAAACTATCAATTGTTGGAGCACCTATGTTCCATTTTACTATAACAAATCCATTTCCAAAATTAGATGTTCCTGTATTATTAGTAAAAGAACAATAACTACTATCATAAGCAGACCGTCCACCATTACCACCACGTCCGCCATAATTGTTGTCAAGTCCAAAGGCTCCACCAGAACCACCAGATGCGCCTCCGCCTCCTCCACCTCCCCCACCACCGTCAGTGGGACATGATGAACCAGTAGAACCACCACTAATACTGTTTATATTTCCAGTAAACATTCCGGTGCCAGCACCACCATTAGTAGCATTTCTATTCCAAGAAGCACCACCACCGCCGCCACCTCCTCCGGCTATAGCAACATATCCATTTTTAACGGAATCATATACAGCAGTAGCGCCGCCACCGCCTCCTCCTCCACCAGAGCATCCTTGGGGACCACTTCTGCCACCAAATCCACCGGTAGCTACATTAGAACTTCCTCTTGATCCTGCTCCACTATTTGCTACACAACCAAAACCAGATCCACCTATAAAACCTATCCTTAATGTAAATGTCCTTGCCGTATAATCATTAAATGTCAAAAGTGCTCTTCTACCAGAACCTCCAGATCCAGCACTACCATTAGCATCTGTACCACCCTTGCCACCACTAGCAGCTGCTATATCTGCGGTAACATTAATAGCATAAGATGGAATAATAACAGTAGCATCTGATGTATATGTTGTATTTGAATCAGTTGCTGGACCAGGAGGAGGGGTAACATTTATCGCAACACATTGAGTATCACTAATTCCTCCAGGTCCACTAGCAATAGCACAATATTGTGTAGAATTTGTAGGAGAAACTGTTGCTGTTCCATTTATTGAATTGTTAGTAATTCCCGGAGTTCCTGAAGTCCAATTAACAACATTTGCATCTCCAGTTGTATTCCAATTTATGTTAACACTTTGACCCGATACTATAGACGATGCATTAGCAGTTACTACAATTTGTGGTTTGACAGGAACAGTAATTGTTCTACTAGCAGTCGAAGTTCCTGTAGAATTTGTTGCTGTAAAAGTATAAGTTGTCGTAGTTGTAGGACTTACTGCTACACTACCAAGATTACCAGGGTTAGTAACACCGGTCATCGTGGTGTTTGTTATATCAAAACCAGACGCAGCCCAAGTTAAAATTACAGAATCACCAACAATAATTGTATCATCGGGATCATCTGAAGAAAGACTTACTGTCGGGGCAAGAATATTAACAACAATTGTTATAGTTGTTGTAGTTGTTCCAGAAGGATTAGTTGCTCTAAAAGTATAAGTTGTCGTAGTTGTAGGACTTACTGTTACACTACCGTTAAGTCCAGGATTAGCAACACCAGTCATTGTAGTGCTGCTAATAGCAACATTTGCAGTAGCAGACCAAGTAAGTATTACAGATTCTCCTCTCAAAATAGTATTATTAGCATCATTTGAGGTAAGAGATACTACTGGAAGATCATTTAGAACAGTAACTGTTACAGAAGTAGTAGAAGTTCCATATGGGTTAGTTGCCGTATACGTATAAGTTGTTGTTACTGTAGGAGCAGGAAAATATACACCACTATTTCCAACACTAGGAATAGGATTAGTTACAACTCCATTAGCAGTTGCAGTAAAAGTATTGGAAGTTATACCCTCGCCAGTGGCAGAGTATGTAAGCCTCAGACTTTGACCTTTGTAAATGCTAGTAATATTATTTGGTGGGGTGCTATAATCAGTTGCAGTTAGACTTACTGTTGGTGGTACTGGAGGAATATATCCAGTCCAATCCATTGCTACACCATATGGACCACCATTATTAACATGTTCAATCCGTATAGTATGTTCACCAGCACTAATAATGTCTGCTGTGGTTAAAGAAGTATTGGCGTTATAAGTGTTAAGTGAAAATTGCAATACATTGTCAATGTATACGTCAGCATCATCATCTACAGCTGTATTAAATATTTGTCTTCCAGTATTGTTAAAATCAACTTTCCATTCAATTGATCTAGTAACGGTAGTGCCTTCAGGTTCATAACCACCTACGTTAGTATTAGTTAAAAAAGTAGTCCACTGGTTATTTGGATCAGATCCCTGAGATCCTATAATATTATCAATTTGGGGAGATCTAGTGGTCCAATCAAAATCTTCTGTGACAATTTGATCCTCATATGAAATTGTAACAAAAGAACTATTAGAACTAGAAGTTTCAAGAGTAGAAGCACTGTTATGATATGAAGGATTGTACAACCCAGCACCACCAGCACCACCAAATCCACTACCATCATTACCACTGACGTAGGCATATCCAGGAGCAAACAATCCTGTAGTGCCACCAGGAAATCCCCCACCAGCGCCTCCACCGCCGCCATTCCAAGCGCCACCAGAATTCTGTCCAGCAGCACCATTAGATCCGCCACTAGTGTTAATATCAGAAGATGTCTGACCATTGTCAGCAGCGCCATTGGTACTAAAACAAATACACGCTCCTCCACCGCCTCCACCAGCACCAGCTAATACAGTACCACCAATACGAATAGCAGTAGCGCCACCTCCACCGCCGCCGCCACCAGCATTCCATCCATTACTACTATCCGAGGAATTATTATTACCACCACGTCCACCATTCCAATATCCACCAGCACCATTTCCACCAGTATCTCTATTTCCACCAACTCCCGATCCATTGCCACCCATCGTTAATGTGAGTGTTGAACCAGCAACGCCAGTTAAAGTTCCAGATATTTTTTGTCCTCTAGCACCAGCACCACCAGAAGATCGGTTAACACGAGTATTACATGGACCACCAACAGCACCTTTACCACCATGAATAATATATGTAACATTAGCAGCATCCGAAGGAATAGCATATGTAGTGCTAGATGTAAACGTTTGAGTGGTTGCCATTTTAGATCTGCCTTACTTTTGTCCAATCATTATCTTGATTGAGATCAACTTGAATAGGATAATTTGATTTAATCTCTACTTTAATATCAATATCATCAATTAAAATCAAATCAGATAAAACTTCCACCGCTGGTGAGACAACTGGTGTTTGATCTTTTAACAAATCCTCGCTATCAGGAATATTTAGATTATCTGGAGTATCATCAATAATAATTGGAATAGTAACTACTTCTTCTTGGAAGTTGCCTAATTTACCTGTTGCTCTAATTACGTATGTAACACTTAGTGGTCCCCTATCATTATAAGGTATTGTTGTAGTATATGCTGTAGTAGATTGAGTTCCACCAATTTCAGCACTGTCATTAACAGGCAAATTAACTACAGAACCCGTAGATGATCCAACAAAATCATAATTATATGTTGGTGTTATTTTTATAGAATCTGTAGCATATTTTGTGGTAACATCAATAGTTCCCTGGTTATTATATACTAAATTGGTTGGAGAATCTACAGATAATTGTACTGGTTGATAAACAACAACAGTTACACTACCGGTATCTGTTCCACCAACACCAGAAACTCGACCCGTATATATTGTAGTATCTGATGGAGTTACATTTGAATTGCTATTCAAATTTCCATTAGTAAGACCACCAGATAACCAAGTTAAAGTAGGAGTCCAATTTAATCCACCACCATCGCCACTAACAGTCCAAGAAATATTGGCAGTGCTGCCAAGCATCATTTCCGTTTTATTAGTAGAAATACTAAAAATAGGAGGAATGTAAACCGTTAAAGTTTTTGTGACTGACTTATTTGTAATATTATAATAAGTTGCAGACAAAGTACGACTAATAGTATTATTAGGACTATAGTTCAAACTACCAGATGCTCCAACATTACCTTGACCAGTTAAAGTTCTGGATGTAGAATTACTAACTGACCAAGATAATGTAGATGTTTGTCCTCTCTTAATAGCAGTAGGATTGAAATTTAAAGTAACACTTGGCGTTGGATATACACAAGTTCCATTATCAACATCTGCGTTTGGATTATAGTTTGTAGCACGAGAGTCTGTACATCCAGGAACAGGCGGGGGTGGAATATATCCAACCCAATCTATAGCAATACCCCAAGGTCCACCACCACTGTTAATAGATGTAGCACTAAGAGTATATGTACCCGGACCATAGTAATTTGCGGTAGTGACTAAACTTTGTCCCCCAAATCCACCCATTCCCATTTCATAGTTGCCATTAATATAAATCGCCCCACTATCATCCACATTAGCATAGAATCGTTGTCTGCCATAATTTGCAAAAGTAATAGTCCAAGAATATGTTCTATTGATG